TTATAATTTTTTCACCTGCAAAGAACGGCACATTACTATCAACGGTCAGCGTACCACTACCCACCGTCCAAACTACACCCGTGCCGGGCAATCCGCTATACGCAATCGTTTCAAATGAAGTACCACCACGTGAGCCGTATATCATTGTTTTACCTGCCCCACCCGGTATAGCTATCGAAGTCTCACCACCGCCGGCAGTATATTGCAGAACTTGTGTAGTTGTACCCTGTATAACGATGCCTGTCGGCGTTACGGTCGTTCCTGCTAAACTATACACCCCCGTACCTTGATAACTTACCTGATAAGTTGCGATGTCCTTATTTGCCCCTGTAATGGTGAAGGATTGCAGCCATGCTAAACCCGATACTATCACCAAACCACCTGCAGTACCATTGTCAATAACGAATTTCAGCGATACCAACTCCCTATTCAGTTGGCTATTGAGCATAAACAGGTAGGAATAATCATCTAATACAACAAGGCCGTCCGCTTGTATTGACCATGAAGCGACATCGGGCCGGGATTCTCTAAACCAGGCACTACTGATATTGGTAGTTTCCATTGCATCCACCTCTACCGAAAAGGTGCAAGTCCTTGCACACGCAATGAGATTGTCTGTCATTGCTATCGAATTGTACCTATATAGGTTTAATTTTTGTCCGGTTACTGGTGTCATCTTTTATCGTTTCGAGTGTACGTTTCGGAAATTGAGAATGTAAGTACCGCATTTGCTATCTGTAACCCGATGCCGTTAATTGTGTTATTCACATAATCAATCGTACAAGCACCTAACACAAACCTTGCCCCACTTATGCTTATCTTTCCCGAAGGATCACTCACTGCAAAGTTATTAACTAAACCTATAACATAATTACCCGACTGATTGAATAACCCGTATTGACTAAATTGAATGTTAACCTGTGGCTTACTGACTATGTTATAAGCCTGTGATAATAAAAGATTCGCTAATGTATTGTAAGTAGTTGCCGGTGTCCCATACCTATAAAAGTTAACAAGTGCTACGTTACCGGATGTAAGTAATGATTGAGATTGTGTACGGGATGCGCCAATAAATCCATCTTGATAGTTATTGCCTAACTTAACATCTATTTGCTTTTTATAGGGGTTTGAGTTTATTACGTTCTTTATTGTTCTACTTGAATAAAGCGATTGCAATGTCATTACACAATTAGCAACAAACACTTCAGTAAATGCTCCCGTTACATTACCGCCCCCATTAAACCTAATATAAAGAGTTCCATCAGCAGGTGCCGGTACGCTTTCTATTGATATAGCCTGTGGATCAGTTGTAAGCGTTCCTTCGAGCCTGTATGGACTATCGTTATTGCTTGGGTTGTATAACCATTTAGCATCTTCCCCTATCTTTTTTGTGTACCTCCATGTGTTACCACTACCTACATCAATGTATATCTGTAAGTTCATCCATCCCGGACTACCACCACCTGTTAAAGCAGCAAAGTCAAAAGATAAAATAACCTTATCCGATTGGTCAATAAGTACCCCAGTAGATGTTATCTGTGTCGGGTCGGTACCGGGTGATACTACATTACCTGTTAACTGCAACCCTGTGATATTGCGGTATGTTTGCCTTTCTATTTTACCTATTGCTGATTCAAGTGTATAAGTCCAGTTATCAGGTATTCCAGTGATAGCCGGCATACCGTATGGAGTTAATTTACTGAAATCGCCATTTATCAATTTATTAAAGCAGTAGCTTAATTCACCCGTAACCTCCACCTGTGGAAATCCCTTTGTCAGTATCTTAACTTGACTATTTTGAACAAAGTAAAATGGAGTTACAGAATCGTTGATATAAGGCTGAATGGTGTAATTTATAGACTTGTTAAATGTGGTATCGGGGTCAGTATCTTGATTGGTTTGAAATACCCGAATAGTATCGGATGCCCTTTCATTTACGGAAGTTATCCACCATTCCCCACCCGACTGAAATATTTGCGCACCAAAAGCAGTACAAATAATTTCCAATATCTCATAGCAATTTAAATATGAACTTACCCCCGATTGCCAGTTGCATTGTGTAACGTACATCTGTCGCAGGGCATTGTTGGCTTCAGTTAACTGCGATGTGTAGTAATTGACTGCAAAATTAACTTTATATCCACCTGGATAAAGAAGGTAAGTTAGGCAGTTGTTTATGGTTTTAACAATACTTTCAGTACTTGTAAGCAGCGGAACACCAGGCAAGTAGTTAACGGATTTTAACAAGGCAATGGCATCCACGCAAAGAATATCTACGATAGTTCTACCCGTTGTAAAAGGCAGAGTAATGTTATCCATTAAGATAAATCCCTGCCATATAAAATAAGCCGTCCCTTGCGCATAAAACCGCACATGATACTTTCTGTCATCTGTAGAAAGAAAGTCCGGCCACGGCCCTGTAAATTCCGTAAAATCGGCTCTAATTGTAAATGTTGTCGGAAGCACCGGCTGAAACGGATCATCGCCGGAAGCAAGGCAATCAAGTACAAAAGGATTCACGGATGCCCCTATAGGATAAACCGTTCCCCCTGTATATCCTTTCTCCCAAATTTCAGCCGTGAAAGTTAACCCCGACTTGCCAATGGCTTGTAAAGTATATTTCTTCCCGTATGCAGGGGGTACTACTGCCGGGGGTATTTCAACAGGGTCGCTTCCGGTACAAGTATCACCTTCGGTTGCAGTACTGAAATTAGGTGGAGGGGTCGGTATGCCGCCTATAAGAATGTGTGCCGTATAATCCCGGTCAACATCCATACAATACCCTGTATCAAAGTTTAACCTTGCAGTATTGTAACCAACTTCCACATCATCGCCACCGCAATCGACAAACGTGTAATATACAAAGCCATCATCGGAAGCATCCAAATCGGCCTGTATTACATCAATAACTAATCTTTTACATGGCATAGGTTATGCGCTTAATGCTCTAAATGTATTCGTTCTACTTTGTGAAAGCCATATATCGTTTCCTCTCACTACACCCTCCACCACTACCCTACTATTTCCTCCCCCCATCTGCGATGCGGATGCGATTATTGACCGCATTTGGTCGGGCCGTACGATGTGTTCTGTGCCGTGTAGCATTACAGGATAGCCAGAACGAGGGCCGCTAACGGTACCACCTTCGGAGAAGCCGAGCATCTTACCAAACATCTTGAAGAATCCACCGCCCCCTGCGCCCTTTGAAGTCCCACCGCTAACGGCTGATAATATCGCCTGGAATATTGCCGCCTTTGCTGCTGCGAGTGCAATATCAAGGGCTAACCGCTTAAACATATCCCCCAATGCTTGACCGATATTCTGCCCGTTCATCATAGCATTGGTAAGTCCATTCAAGCTATTCATGGCAGTATTGGTAAGGTTATTGGCTAACTCCATGTTAGCAAGTTTCTGCTCTTCTAAATCATTATTTCGCTGAAGTATGTCATTATAAGCAGTATTTCCTTGTAATGTTAGTTTAAGATTGGTTAGGTCTTTCCCCTTTTCTCTTTCCGGCATGATGGTACCTTGCCCCATCATTGCAAACTTCAAATTCTTGTATGCTTGTATCTGTCTTTCTAACTCTGCATTTTCTTCTTTTGTTCCCTGCACTACTGTTTTTCCGTCAGCAGTTTTTCTCATTGGAGCCGGTGCTTGTATAAGTCCGTATAACTTATCAAGTTCTGCCTTTGCTGCCTTTGATTCATTTACTAATGCAGTTAATTCTCTTGTGGCTTGTGCAGTTACCCCTTTTTGTCTTTGTTGCGGAGTAATTCTAACAGATGGCATACCAGGCCCGCCAGATATTGTTTCTACACCTCCCTGCCCTGCTTTTCTGTAATCTTCTTTGAGTTTGGTAAGTAATTCAGTTTGCTTTAATTCATTCTCAATTAACTTTTGCTCTAACGGCATAGCCATAGTCCGGATGGATGCTGCTTTCGCTTCCATCCGCAATGCTTCAGTTAATTTCATGTGAGCATCAGCCGCTTTGCCTACAAGTATATCTTCATCAGTATAATTTTTCAAATACGCACCATAATTGCTGCGTAACTCTTTAACTGCATTTAATCTTTGTGAAAGCGAAAGATTTGCATTGGTAGCAGATGCAAACAATGAATTTAACTCTACCTTTTCCTTTGCAAGTGATTGGGCAAAATCTTCATTTGCTTTTTTCGCATCAATCAACCCCCTCGTCCAGTTCCCGAATCCTAATTGTGCAAACTGCAATCCAGCTACAAGTGCTGAAATGGCTAACCCAGCTGCACCGGCCGCAGGTAAGATATTCGTTAAGTTGTTGGCAATCGCATTAAAACCATACGGCAAATCCTGTAT